TAATCAGAGTTCAAGGAGTCAGAGACGGCAAAGAATATGTTCTTTACGAAGCCTGGTCTAGTGATGATGAGCTAGTCTTATCAGTAGCCGAAAAAGGTAGTAATGATTACCTACGAGTTATTGGAGACTATGAAAGAGATAGAGTTAGAGAAGTGATGAAAGAAAAAATCACTGAACTCGAAACTCTTAGCTACTCTTACTACAGAGAAAATCGTAACTCTATGGCGGCTAAATACCTTGATGCAATAGTCGATAAACTTAATGATGAAGTTGGATGGACTCATACTCAAGGCGAGTTAGAACAATTCAAGTTCGATGAATATGAGGAAACTGCTATCAACATTGGTGAAGGCGAAAAAGGCATGACCGTTTGGGATGCTGAAAAAGAATTTGGTCATCACCTAACGGAAGGTCTTAGTGCTTCATAATCTAATTACAATTGCTGACTCTTTAACCTACGAAGTTAGAAACTTCAGGAAGAAGAGTCAGTACTCTTGGAATTGGTCATGTCAGGTATGTGGTGATAGTGCTACTAATCCTCGTAAAGCAAGGTTCTGGGTAGATGCTAAGAAACAAGGTCTTGTATGTCATTGCTTCAACTGCGGTTATAGTGCAAACTTTATAACATATATAAAAGACTATCATCCTCAACAATATGAAACATACAAACGTGAGACTGCTGATGAGGTACTACCAACTATGTTTGACATAGATAGATTATTCGAAAGAAAAGGTATTACAGATGATACACTCTTAAAGCTATTCTTTGGTGATAAGTTTACAAGTAAAAAGAAATGGCTACAACATCTGGTACAGAAAAAAATACAACTTAAGAAGTATAATATTAATAGATTATTAACAATACACAAAAAGCACCATGAAAAAAGAATCCGTAAAAGTACTTGAAGAATGTATTGACTTACAATTAGCTAAGTCAAAAGATTATCAGAATCCAAAATCAAATATCAAACAGGCCATGCATTACAGACGTGGTGTTGATACTATTCATGATATGATACATCAAAAACTATTACGTGCCCAATCTTTACTTGAAGCCGATGGTGATGTAAAGTTCGAATCACTTGAAGATACCTATAAAGACATGATTAATTATTGTTCTTTTGCCGTATCTTATTTACGAGGTAAGATGGATGGCCAAGATTAATTACAAATTTAATGAAAAGAATCTTATAGATGATTTACAAAATTATATTGATAAAACTTACGATGGACACTATAGCAAAAATAAATTTCAGTCTACTGAGTTTATTATTGATTGTGGCCATGGTATGGGGTTTGCTCTGGGTAATGTCCTAAAGTATGCACAAAGATATGGTAAAAAAGAAGGATATAATAGAGCAGACATCATGAAGATATTACATTACGCTCTTATAGCATTACATAATCATGACTTGGAAAATAGCTAAGAAAGACGAGCGTTATGCCGTACTAGATAATGATGAACTAAATATATTAGTTCCTTCAATTACTGTACTACAACCAGGAAAAGAAACCAATGGTCATACACATAGTGACCCACAACAAGAGGAAGTATATGTATTTACAAAAGGTACAGGTCTTATGCAAATAGAAGATGAAACATTTGCAGTTAAACCTGGTGACACTATTCCAGTACCAGCAAATAAATTCCATAAAGTGTATAATACAGATATAGAACCTCTAATATTCTCAGCAATATTTAATGGAGCAAGATATGAGTGATATATTTAAAGACATGGCAGGTATGCATATGAAATACATGGTACCTGTAGTAGTAAACAGAATGGATAAAGATATGTTAGGTAAGTTCCTAGCATTCAGACTTGAATGTTGTCAAGAAGAACTTGATGAAACTAAGAATGCACTTGATAATCAAGACCCTGAAGAAATAGTTGATGGTCTTATTGATCTCATTGTATTCGCAGCTGGTACCCTTGATCTTATGAAGGTTGATGGTAATAAAGCGTGGCAAGAAGTATTAAAAGCTAATCTAAATAAAACAATTGGCTTGAAGGAAGGTAGACCTAATCCATACGGACTACCTGATTTGACTAAACCTAAAGACTGGGAGGCACCAAACCATGGGACAAATACTGGAATTCTCGAAAAAATCTTCAACGAAGACTAAACTACATCCAAAAGTTTCTGATATCAGATCTCACTTTATTAGTGAACTGAATCAAGAAAAGTTTACCAAGGATCGATCTGGTTCTAAGACTATAGAATTAATTGGTGCTTCTTTTATAGCTGACGAACCAGCGATCTTTGGTATTCCTAATAAAGAATACATTGACTATGAAATTGATTGGTATGATTCTATGTCAACCAGCATATATGATATATATGGTCCTGAAGGTAAAGATAAAGATGGTGTCAATTCACCACCTCAAGCATGGCTACTAGCTGCTGATCCTTGGGGTAATATCAATTCTAATTATGGCAAGCTTATATACGATGATTTATTCTACAATCAATACGAACATGTAGTCGAAGAATTGCTTGACAATCCAGACTCAAGGCGTGCAGCCATGATCTATACTCGCCCATCTATATGGAAAGAATACAATGAAAATGGTAAGTCAGATTTTATATGTACCAATGCTGTCACATATTACAAACGTAATGACTTACTTGACTGTGTAGTTCAAATGCGTTCTAACGATGTCATATACGGCTATCGCAATGATTTTGCATGGCAAAAAACAGTACTTACGCGTTTATGCCAAGATATACAATGTAAGCCTGGCCAGATAGTATGGCAAGTTCAAAACCTACATGTCTATGAACGACATTTCAATTTAGTAAAATAAATATATTATGGCGCAAGTACATGAAATGCTTTACATGAAGATGACTAATGGTGAGTACATCTATGGTACTAATTTAGATATCGGAAAGTATAGTGTAAAACATAATTGTGAATGCGAACATGAGTTTGACCACGTACCACCTTGTAAACTTGAAGGACAAGGCGGTTATTCAGAAGGTAGCAAAGCCTTTAGATATATTGGTCAAGACCATGACCCTATGACTCACTCACATCCACCATCAGAAGAAAAACTAGGAGTAGATGCTAAAGGAAACAAATACTTCTACTTAACAAATGGCTGGGACTATGAAACAGGAGAATTTATCTACAACGAAAAATGGTAAATGTATGATATGAATGTAATCGTTATGATTGAAGCGTTATTAATATGTTCAGCAATTATTGTTGGTTGTACATTATTCGTCCTAGCCGGTTTATCTGGTAAGTTTCACTTTAAGAGAAAACAGAAAGGTAAAGGCGATGGAGGCTGGTAAGAAAGTAGCATTCATCGGAGCTGGTAAACTCGGCGGTCCAGTTGCTGAAGTTATGAATGAGTACTATGATGTACATATTCATGATACAAAGATGAATACTGATATGAAAGAAGTATGTGAAGGTGCTGATACTATTTTTATTGCGGTACCTACACCACATCAAGATGATTATGGTGGTGATAAACCTACATACAATCTAGAACCCGTAGACTTTGACTATGAAGCATTAAAAGATGTGTTAAATGATCTCAATGACTATGCAGAACCAGATGCTCTCGTTGTGGTCATATCAACTGTACTACCAACTACATTTAGAAAACATCTGATAGACATACCAAAGAACTACAGATTAGTTTATAACCCATATCTTATCGCAATGGGTACCGTAAAAGAAGACTTCTTAAATCCTGAAATGATGATTGCTGGTGGTGAGCCAGGAGATAGAGCAGAACTGATAGCATTCTATCAGAATATAATTACTGCACCAGTAAGATGGGAAACTGGTACATATGAAGAAGCCGAATGCATAAAGGTATTCTACAATACATTCATATCAATGAAGATCTCATTTGTTAATATGATACAGGATATGGCCATGGAGATTGGCCACATGGATGCTTCGAAAGTGGCTAATGCACTAGCCAAATCTAATAAAAGAATTACAAGTGATAAGTACATGAGACCAGGTCTAGGAGATGGTGGTCCATGTCACCCTAGAGACAACATAGCCCTTAGAAAATTATCAGCTGATATTAAATTAAAGTATGATTTATTTGCAGCCGTGATGGAGGCGAGGGACTTCCAGGCACAGAAGATGTCAGACTTTCTGACTACATTTGAATTACCTATTGTATTCCTAGAGAATGGATTCAAGAAAGAATCTGATTTACTCGATGGTTCTCCATCTCTTCTCGTAGCCGCATGGTTAGAAGATATAGAGGAACAAATGGATATGTTTAATAAACAAGAGATTCATTATGAGAAATATCTAGAAGAACCCGCTGTGTATCTCTGTAGTAGAGGACCTACACAGTTCATAATAGATAATGTTGCTGATGGTTCTATACTCATCGATCCTTGGGGAGATAAGGAATATGACATTGATGTTCCTCGAACCAAGAAGATTATAAAGTATGGTACCACAGAATGTTTCCACTAGACATAAACAATACAGAAGTACCCGCTCTGAGAGCAGATTCAGCATTTAGTCCACAACTAAAGACACTCGCAGAAAATATACAGGTCATATACTTTGAACACCTTGGTGGATTTGAAAGATACACCGAGGCACGTGACTATATGAATAGAATGTATGATTCCTATGGTAATAAGGCTCTATACATACTGAATGTAGGAATGGAGTATATGTTTAAGGAGTGGTTTGATGTCAAGCATGAGTTTAAGAACTATGAGAATATGTATATCTGGCATTGTAATAGTGGACCACTTACACAGTCATGTGATAAGAACTGGATATATGTACCATACTGGAAGAAGTTCGTAGACATACAGATATCTAAATATCCACCCGTACCCGTGGATCAAAGATCCAAACAGGTTGTAAATAGAAAACAACGTATGTTCTTCTGGATGAGAAGACACTATTCATATCGTGTCGAACTCTTAAAGAGACTAGTAAATAGTAATATGGAGATGGAGATCAGATGTCCACATATACTGACGGAACTCGAGAGACCTGAGATAAATGAACCGCTAAAGAAACACTTTGATAACTGGGGTAAGGTAAAACAAAGAATCATCAGTGAGGGTCAGGACCTTGTCGAGGGTCAGAACGGTGCACTCGTAGATAGCTATGAGGCTAGAGCAAAGTTTCAACTGGAGATCGTATCAGAAACACGAATCAATGGTGGTCCACTCTCTACATTTGCAAGTGAGAAGACATTTCGTGCTCTGAGATCAGGTAATCTCTCATTATACTGGGCTCAACAACATCATATAACCAATCTGAAACGTAAGGGTTGGAAGTTCTTTGACAAGTATATTGACCACTCGTATGATCTCGAACGTGACCCTGGCAAGAGATTAAGAATGCTGAACGAGGAGATTAGTAGATTATATCACATGAGTGATGAACAATGGCAGGAAATTTGGTATAATACTATAAAGGACCGTAAACATAATCAGGAGCGGCTACTACATATCGATCCTGGTCTAAATAAATTTATAAAGAGGATAGATGCAGAAACTACCTAAGATGAAGGGAACCGGTAAGAAGACCCTACCCAAGGGCAAGTACGCGTGGATAATCGGTAATGGTATCACACGTAAGGGCAAGGATATCATGCAGCTCAAGCAGTATGGTATTCTCTACGCATGTAATTGGTTCTATCGTGAGGAGTTTGCACCTCATGTTCTAGTGGCCTCGGATGAACCGATGACTAGAACTATATTGAAGACCTCACCAAATTGGCCCATGAGCAACTGGTTCTACACGTGGTTTCCTAAGCCTGGTTCCGGTGCAAAGAAGATACCTACACCGGAGAAGTTCGCAGCCGGTCCATCCGCAACCTATGTGGCATGTAAGGTACATGAGCACAAGCATATCTTTCTGATAGGTAATGACTTCTTTGGTATCGGGTCCGAGGCGGATATCAATAATCCAGATAACAACGGTCTGATGAATAACCTCTATGAGGGTAAGAAACACTATGCAAAGAAGAAGGAAGGTGTTCTGAACGGTGCTCCTACATTCAGGAACTGGCAGCGCAGATATCAGTGGATTATTAAACAGTTCCCAGATACACAGTTCTATCACGTCGACCCGCTCGATGGTAAGTCACCTCCGAGATTGATTGGCTTTGATAACTTTCATCAGATAACATGGGATAATCTCATGGAACATATCTATGAGGATAAGGAGTTGGTCGATATTAAGCAGATAACTCCCGAGGTCCGAGGTACCGCCTATCAGGATAACCCGGATGATGTACGAGCCGCTATCGAGAGACAGCTTGCCGGTCAGGAGAATATCATCTACCCCGATCTTATGCATCCGAAAGATGTCCTGCAGCTTCGAATACAGGCGAAACGCGAACAGATCAAGGCCGGTCCGAAGGGTAAAGATACAATATTAGAATGTGATATCGAGACACCAGCCGGTCCCGTAAGAATACATGTACCGTGGATGGGATTCATAGATCAGGGAGGTAATATCCAATATCCTACGGACATGCAGCAACAAGCTCAATTTGAGAGAGAAATGAATGAACGAGTTGCTCTACGAAATGCCGTGACACAGGGAGCCCCGTCCCTCTCACCTATACCGAGTGACTTCGGACCGAATGGACCACAGAAACCTAAACAGATAGTACTCAATGCTCCACCTCCACCTAATATAGAGGGAGCCAAACCGATACTAACCGATAAACCACCTACGGTAGATGGAGAATCCTCCAGCCTACCCCTACCACCTATTATGTCATGACACCTGATACCTGGATAAAATATATGGCCATCATGCTCATGTCTCTCTATGTCTATATAGGGATAAGCATAGCCAATACAATGATACTCGGGTAAAAAAATCCTTGAGAAAAAAAAATTCTAGGAAAAAAAACCCTACGGAGCTACGCACGGACGACCTTGCCCGGCACTTTTCCCTAGATAATACCTAGGCCCTTGGGGATTATTCCTCGGCGACTAGCCTGTCCTGTATCTCGAGTATCTCGGACCTGATCTTGTTAAGTGACTTACGTGACTTAGTAGACCTATTGATCTCCTTGGCTATCTCGGAGAAGGTGTATCCTTCGGTACGTAGCCTTATGAGTTCCTGCTCGTAGTCATTAAGCTTCTGAAAGGCCTGTATAGCCGCGAAGCCATCGAAGTCGTGCTCGTAGCCATTATCGGGTGCCCATTCTTCGGGTACGGTCTTGTTATCCCATTTCCAAAAGGGATCGACAGTGGTCTGCATCTTCTTACGTATATAGAACCAGGCGTAGGTAGTAAAGCTTGCACCCTTGGTATGGTCAAACTTATCCCACGCCTCACAGATACCCATAAAACCGTCCTGCATGAGGTCCTCATAGAGGTGATAGTGGTTACGGGTGTACTGACGGGCGAACTTCTTGACTACCGGGGTAAGGGACTTGATAGCCTCGTCCAGTGTCTTGGGCTGCTTATATCCTGATTTAGCCATACTTATAATATACCTATCTCTGAGGCAGCTGCAGCCTCGTCATCAAAGACTGACTCCGCGCCTACAAAATTAACGAAATGAGGATCCTGTATAAAAGCTTTCTTAGCGGCTTCTATAGAAGGATAGTGACCATTCGCATAATCCGCGATGTAGTTCTGAGCTATTTCGCTTTGCTCAAGATAAAGATTAGACATTTTTGACATATATGCTCCTTATATTAGTTAATTATAGGGTATATTCTATACAGTTCCTCGGGAATGTACACCTTTTTATGCGTTTTTTTATACTTTTTTGTTATTAGAAAACAACCACTTAGCATATTTTTTACTCCTGTGACATAAAAGATACAGTGGTGGGGTGTTCCGACCGCCCCTGTGGATTTAGTCGGCATCTCTCGGTGGTGTTTACAGATGGCTTAATCACGGTCGGGCCTGTATTTTTTAATGTATTTTAATACAGTTTATAAAGCTTTCGGGTGATTTAGAGCAGCCCGAGGACCTTGAGAAAGCCGAGTCCTAATAGACCTACTCCGACTATTCCGATTACAGCACCGATAAAGATAGAGAGCACTGTTAGAGCTATATTGAGTTCTACTCTTGTATCCTCGAGTGGTATTGTGACGTGTACTCTATTTGCTCTGGCCATTTGAGTCATCCACGAGTCATCTGAGTCGTCTGAATGGGTTCTGACCTGAGTCTGCGGTCCACCTACGTGTTCTCCTGGATAGGTCTTTAGGACGCGGACCTCGTGTTCTGAACTGTTCTGATTTATTCCCGAAGCCTTTATTACTTTATGCAATCTGCCTCTCTTCATAAACTTATGAAACTTCTTAAAATTCATATTCTAACCTCATGTATATTTCTCTTCCACGCTGACTGTATCCATGCGGACTCTGATAACTCTTATCCATGATGTTATCTACACCAAAGACAAGGCTACCGAACTCGTCGATGGATAACCTGTAGTCGTAGTCGTATAGTGTTACGGCATCCATATCGATGGTGGTGAATAATGCCGAGTGTATATCTCTGTGCTCTCCGGTGTATGTGGCTCTAAATGTATGACCACGTCCGAAGAGCTTGATCGTGGCCTTATGTTTCGGTCTTCTCAGGACCTCCTTACCTACATCGAGATATGTGTAGTTAAAGCTAAATGGTCCGATACCGTAGTTGAACTCCGCACCCTTAATCCTCTGTACTGTCTCACTATTAGAGTATGTACTGTTCGAGTATGTATGCATGTCAGTAAGCTCGGTGTAGAACAATGTGACTATATTGCCATATCCGATCTCGACTGTCTCTGATCTCTCTGGTGCAAGGTTAGGATTACCATTAAAGCCAAATGTATCCTTACCGAAGAGCTCGTAGAGTGTCGGTGCCTTAAATCCTGTGGCCCATGATGTACGAAAACCTGCTATCTGACCACCTATTCTGTATGTGGTTATGCTGTAGAGATCATCGTGTCTAACACCGATTGTATAGTTCCTGTCATCATATCCAAAGAATGCACCTCGGTTCTGTCTTGACTCCTGTGTATTATATGAGTTATAACCCCAGTCACCATTAATATCGAAGGATGCCGATACATTCTCTAACTCTACTCCGTAAGTAAAATTGTCGAGCGTGGTATGTACGAGAAGTGTATCGACATCTGAAATATATGATGATATCAGGTCACCATCCGTATATGTTCTATCATGACTGGTCTGGTTGACCGCTACCATGGTGTTATTATTTGCATAGATGAACTGATTATTGGTCATCTTCCACTTACCCACATAATCAAGATCATCACCATTATATGCATCGAGACTAATGTCATGATTTCTATTCATACTATTCACAAATATAGACTCGCTTTGAGAGAGATCTACTGAATAGTTAAGGTTTATGTCTCTAAATCTATATGGATCAGGCTCTGTACCTGATGGATTGACCGATATAGCGTATGGATTGTTCTCATAGGCTATGTCAAATGAGAATGTATGGTCATCAAACTCATTACCCCATGACAACTTATGTGTAAAGTGTTCTCTATTACCCATGTGAGTAAAGAACTTATTCTTCTTCGATGCAACTGAATGCATATTGATAACACCACCAATAGCATTTGCACCATATACGGCACCCATTGGTCCGAGTATAACCTCTATCTTATCAATTCCAGTTGCTCTTAGTTTACCAATATCATCAGAACCAGATATGGTACTGTGGTCTTTAATTGCTACACCATTTAACGCTATAAGAGTATGATTAGAGTTTGTACCTCTTGTAAACAAAGATGTCTGTTGACCCATAGGACCTGTTCTTACAAGGTCTACACCAACAACATTATCGAGATCTTCTATATCATCTACCTTTATAATGTCAAATGAGTATGTTAGCATTCTATTTTCTGAAGAAGATCTGTCACCGATGACAATAATCTCTTCCGTGACCTCTGCCGCGTACACCTGTGTGCACAAGACAAGGCTTAGTAGTAGTAATCTATACATAAATTAATCCTAGTTAGTATATTAGACCATACGCAATACACCAGAGCTCTAATGTCAGCCAATAGGCACTAGGGTAAAGTATTATAGTCAATAATATTAGGAGGGTTATCTTATATCTAAAACTTAGGCGTTCCATTATCTAGTAATATGGTACCTATATATAATATTAATAGTATTTCTATCGTGCTCATACTTTATACATTTTATAAGTTGTAGTTAACTCATCTCCTGGATGAATAAAACGGGTTGTTATCAATCTCTTACATTGAAAGCTTGCATCTTTAGATAGAGTACCCTCTTCTAATTTGCAGTTGCTATCATCAGAATGATTGATAAACCCACCAAGTGGTGTACGTATAAGTCTATCAATAAGATAGATATGCGATACACCTAAATCAGTGTTGGGTTCAATAATGTCAATAGCAAATAGACCTTGACCATGTATCCTGCTTTTACCTATGTATAAGCTTTCAGGTAATGGTCTATACATCTATCACCTTTGATTGTGATAGTTGCTTTAACATATTACAGAGATCTGGGTCATCTAACTCATCAATAAGAATCATCTTATCGATAGGAAAACCACCCATAGCTCTACCATCACGTGTTCTAATAGTTTTAGCTCTACGAGCTTCATCTGTCTTTGGACTTTCCCATACTTTGAGAATGTCTGTATTGTCATATTCTAAGAATAACAGACGGTCAACCTCGACACACTTTTTTAATTGATTAACATTTGCAAGGTTGACCGTGAAATACCCAGCCGGATGACGATTTTGAGTTTTAATCTCTACTCGATTACCATTCTCATCAATCGCATCTTTCTCCATATCGTACTTGTCATCCGATAGGGTAAATCCATATTTGGCAGATAAGGCTTCTTCACCTAATCTGCCCATAATTTCTCTATTTGTCTGCTGCTTTTGCATTCTGTCGTCTGATATCAGCTACAAAAGAATCCTTGGCATATGCACGTTCAAAGTCACGTACTGCTTTTAGATTGTCATGTATCTTATCACGACATAGTTCAGTGACCTTTTCAAAGTCACCATCTTCAGCAGCTTCGCAAACCTGCTCAAGTAATTCTATTTCTTTAAGTAAGTCAATCATAGTGTGTTTCTCCTGTATAGATTATACCTTATTGTGTTAAAAATTACCTCTTTCAGGCTGAAAGGTCTTTATGCCTTCAGAGCGCCAGAAATCTACAACTGAGTCACGATCATCAAATGCCATGACTGGTTCAATACCTTCAGCTCTTATCTTAGCTAAATGACTGGCTTTTAACTCATTATCTGGTCTGAAATCTCTTTCTGACCTAAAGAACCACATGTCTGGAAACAAGTTTTGTTTTTGAACTTGTTCTAATGTAATCTTGGTCAAGTTTTCTTTACGACCACTAGATAAGATGATACCAAAACCACCTTGTTGTAAATTTTTAGCCAACATAAAGACAGCATCAAATGGCTTGTCTTTCTTGACATTGTCTATATTATTGAAAGAATCCCAGTCTTTTGGCCTTTGCTCAACAAACTTACGTCTTTCAGTAATATCCATTAATGTACCATCTACATCAAAGATTACCCATTTATCAGGATTGGGTATGATACCCCATACGTTGCTTTCACTCATGATGCGTACCCCGCTTGTGTGTTTTCATATTCATTCTTATAAATTACTTCATTAGTATTCAAATTATCATGGTATTCGTATCCACCACGTTCACCATCAAATTTACGTATCTTAATCCAATGACCATCTTCATTCTTAAAGAGTCTTGGGTCATAATACATACTGCCGTCAGACCACTCTTTTTGGTCTTTCTCGTATTGAGATTTCCAATCGTCATTTTCTACTGTCCATTCAAGGACAAATTCTCTAGACATGGAGTTGTCATATTCAATCAGTGGTATGATTTCGTTGGCCACTGATTGAATATTGTTAACATCGACATTATCAACAATAAAAGTATTACCACCTTTGAACTTCCAGTATCCTTCTTCGGTCACCTCGTCCACATCGTAGTTTTCCATGTATTGGGTTTCTATTATTAATTTTGCCATGTTTTCTCCTTGCTATATAGTTATACTCTAAAAGTGAATTATTTTTTATGATAAACTGCAAAAGTATCAGCATATTGCTTATGCATGTACGCTTGCGGTCTTCTGTATTGACCTTTAGATTTACCTCTATACTTAATTAAGTACCCATTACCAAATAAAGCTTTAAATGATTCAAGATACTTGATTGGTACACCTTTGAATATGGAAGACTCTTCATGTGGACTTGCATATTCTTTGACGAACTCGTCTCTAGCCATAAAGGCAGCACCGTGAAATGCTGCCAATCTATCTTCGAAGTTTTTCATTAAGCAACCACCTTCTTAGCGACTTTGGCTCTAGCTGCAAAGTCTTCAGCATTAAAGACTGAGAAATAAACTGGACGTTTGATTTCTTTACCATCTTCATCTTCTTCTACTCTGTATCTGACTAATCTAGCTACTGCTTTTAAGCCTTTTACCTGAGTACCTGAAACACCAAAGTGTTTGATACCTTGTTTAAAAGTACAAACAGCTTCAATATCACCACATGCTTCCGCATTTTGACCAGTATATTCATATCCGGTTGTTATATTAATTGTCATATTTACTCCTTTGTTAATCAATTATAGGTACTATTCTATACAGTTTCTCGAAGATGTACAACGTTTTATGCAGTTTTCTTAGATTATTTTGTTATATAAAAACAACTACTTATAAACTTATTAACAGTTATTTTACCGACTGTGACAAAAATATCACAGTCGGTGTGCTGTTTTTAGTCAGTAAAAGCAATTTGAATATGCTTGACTCGATTGTTTACTAACTCTGTATAACGAGGGTTGGTAGACCATGGTGAAAGGGTATCGACCATGTCATATAGACTATAACCAACATTGTTTAGAAAGTTAAGTCTGGCTTCTCTAAACTTCTCATAGAAGTGTAGATTATTTAAGATACGCATCATGTCTTTGACACTATCGCATTTTGTATTGTATTTTTTGACTGCCCATTTTGTAGTAGCATAGTTTAGTGGCTTAACATGTGGGCTATTCATGTCCCATGTTCTTATACCAAAAAGGTTATTTGCTTCATGAGCAAATCGGCTCTGACCATATCCAGTTTCTAATACTGCCATTGCAGCAATTATTTCTACTGGTACTTGATCAGCTTCATCAACTAAGCTGTTTTCATAATCAGCACAGGTTTTTACACTAGATATAAAGCTATCGTTATCATGATATTCTATCTTAGGTTGTGTACCACCTTCTGCATCAAGTGGCATGAATAGAAAAAATCCAAACAATGCCAATAACGCAAACCAAATAATGAAGTCTTCTTTTCCGTATTTTTTTCTCATTTGAAGTAATCCTCCTCTTTCTTCTTAATGTAAGCTTTTAGTTCATGCATGTAAGTGATTAAGGTCTCGTAAGCCTTCTTATGAAAGTCTTCATGAGTCTTAGTAAATTTCATCTCATGAAGTTCTATTAGACTATTTATTTTGAGTATATAGCTCTCGTAATCCTGTCTGATATACTTCCACGCTGGTACATCATAGTCATCAGTTTCAGTATCTTCTACTTTTCTACGAGCGCTAATAGGTTCATTAACATCTCTTTCAAATACTGTCTTACCACCATCTGGTGATTCATATATTTTACTCATAATAAACCTCCAATAACAATACAAAAGATAATGAAAGATGTTGCAATCACTAACTTATCCCAATCTTGAAATTTCATTCGTGTTCTCCTCCTTTACCTCTTGTTAGTATGCCATCAACCTTAGCTTTCTGTACTTGTCTAAAGTAAATAGCTGTCAACACAGTCATTGTTATTAATGATGCATGTGCTAGTGCTGATATACCAAATGCATATATACTTTCTACTATATAGATTCCAAAGACAGCAGACCACATCCAAGCTAATACTTGCATAGACATAAATTTAACTTGGAATGGTAGATTTTTTAGAGCGTTCTTCTTAGGATTCATTATAGATTCATAAGGGTCTCTAATCATAATTAACCTTCTTTAATTTGTCAGATAATTCTTTGACGATTTGTTGATATTCAGCTATCTGAACTCGATAGCTGCCATTATCTCGCTCTAGCTCTGATACTCGGTGCTTAAGCGATTCTACTTCTGGATGTGCTTCCATATAACCTCACTTTCTTTATAGGATTATACCATCTTTGAATGATTTTAACTCAGGAAAAACTGTATCAAAATCAACATTTCTTCGCTTATCATATTCAATTATGTACTTTTTGAAGTCTCTTTCGTGTTTAGTGCGCTGTACCTGAGTCCATCTCTGATCTCCCATATAGGTGTTTAGGACTCTATTCATTCTGTCTATTTCGAATACATTAAAGCCACCCATTTTAGCTGCAAATATCGCATCCTCGATCCATTTCTTACCTTCTAGTTTGTAGTCAGGATTTTGATATAGGAATACTGTCAAGAACTCAGGATTTCTAAGATATGGAAAGTCAACTCGTACTGGACAATTAATTGGTGTAGCTCTCTCATAGAGTCTTGGATTATCTAAGTTAAAACTAGCTTCTTTCTTTAAGAGACTAACATCTTGAATAAACTTAGTATAAGATGGTAGACTCAATAAGTTAATTGTAGACATTATAGTTAGTGATGTAGGATTATGCTCATCTACATCTGGTATATTGCCTATAATCCATCTGCAATTATTGTACCACTTATCATAATCCATGCCATATCTAATGTAATTACATGCATCACCATGAGCTTCTGCACTCGTATATAGTTGTAGTCTTTTAATCTTCTTCTCAACAACAAGTCTTTTTAATTTACCCATTACATTTTCAAATAGTTTGTCAGGTATGCATAAGTTAGTGTTGATTGCAAAATCCATATTTGGTGCAGGATTATCTGTTAAGAAATCTAATACTTTGATAGTATCTTTAGATAGAAATGGCTCACCACCTGTAATACGAAACACTTCAAGGTCTTGGTATATTTCAGGAAACCATTTCCAAAATGCTTCAACATATACATTCGGCTTATTATTTGGTATTGGTGTTAGACCATTTTGCTCTATCCATTCTAAGTTATTGAATCTTGCTGATGTTGGATATGGTCCTTTGTGCTGTATCTCTGTCATCCATTGTGATGATATATGTGGAGCACAATACGCACATTTAAAATTACATACATTACTAAATGATACTTCTAGATATGATGGTGGTACATCGTATGTGGCATCATTCCTTAGTATTTCAGGTAGATGCTTTAATGCCCAATGATCTCGACTCTTATGTATTCTATCTGACCAGGCATCACCTTTCTTTTTACGTGCATCTTCTACTCTCCAACAATACTCACATTCTCTTGGCCTGACACCATTCTTCATCTGATCACGCATCATCATTTTCTTAGTGGTGTTATGTAATGCTGATGGTCTAACTGTTAGCTCTTGCCATGGTACCTTATGTGTTTGTGGGTGGTGACATGAATGTGTGTGACCATTCTGTAAATGCAATGTAGTCTGCTTCCATTTAGCTATGCAGAATGAACTAGAGATTTCGTTGATTGCTTGAGCGAATGTTTCTGTATCGACCTTTTCCATCCACTCATCCTTACCTTGATAACTCATATCAGTAAGGTCCTGAACAGGAAGTTTTCTAAGATCTATTTTGTCTATTTTCTTCATTATCTACTACATCACCGCTTTTGAAAAGATCTAAGTCTGTCTTTGCTTCATCTTCTGCCATATAAGGGCCAGCAACTTCTTTCCAACTAGTTTTATTTATTGCAATAATATTATATCCACCAGTGAATGCTGGTACGATTTTATACTTGATGGTACTGTTGCTCATAACGCTTCTCTTGAAGAAACATATCTACACCTTCCACATCTAGCTTTTTGAACCATGATGGCATAGGTGTACCTTTATTCCAATCACAAGGCATATAGCTTTGTTTAGCAATGTAGTAATTACGGTATGATTGAACCGGATCCTCAACCATGCATTCAGGTAAGTTAGACATGGCTAGTGGAAATTTAGTTCTTGCACCTTTAGGTAATTTTACTGGATGTTTCTTAAGTCGCTCTAAGAGCAGGGATTCTGATAGATGTGTTTTACCAAATCGTTTTGTAAATTCTTTACATAGTTCGGCAAATAATTCATAGTGCCAATCATAATTACCTGTAGTCTGCCTTGTCCATAGTGTACATGGATGATTGTGATGAACTGCTTTGTATAGTAGTTCTTCATCATTAGGATCTGGATGTTCCCAATAGTTTATAATACGTTTGCCTGATTTAGATGGCTTCTTAATTGTATGACCATCAAGCATACGATGAGCAGTTGAAATCATTTGTGCAGATTCAACTATCATCTTAGGTACATGCTTGTCACAATGCATACGTGCAGCTGTGATAGGATCCTCATGTAAGATAAAGACATTCATACTAGATATTATACCAAGGATATTGATAAGTTTTCTTTTCTTCCTGCTCTACATATATCTCTTCAATAGTAGAGTGTTTAGCAATACTTAGCATTTGATGATCAGCATCTTCTTTATAATTAACAAAACATATATCACAGAATACACTGTTATCTACATGAAATGCTAAGTATTTGGCTTGCAGGTCAGCATGGCCTGGTAGTATACCTATACCTAAGTGTTTAGCTACCAACCACGCTGGAATTATATCTTCATGATCTACTGGAAATATAGACTTAACATCAGCATCTGGACCAGCCTTAATTTTAGCAGCCAAGTTCTTTGACCACTCCATTACTTCTTCCCAGCTTACTGCTGTGCTACTGCTTGTTGTTCTGAAGGCCATGTGTTATCCTCATATTTTTTTAATACTGCATTTGCTATAGGTAATTGTAAGAGATATGCTTCTTGTTCCCATGGACAGTCTTTATAATAAGTATCTCTAGTATTATACAGCTCACCTCTCCATATCTTTTCATCTACATTTATATCTCTTAATTCTCTACGTAAATATTGTTTGATGTGTATACATTCATGTGTGACAGTAAGTAATAGTTCTTCTATATCATATAAAGTATCCTGTCTTAGAAATATATCAAACTCATCTGTATCGCTACCTTCTACCATATAACCTGCTGCAGTACCCATATCTTCATCTAAACCTATCTCTACATTTATATAGATTGGTTTTTCACGTTTAGGCATGAGTACCATCATTGCATTCTCTACTGCATCTCTGATTGCAATACCCTGACACGGGTGATTTATTCCTACAATATCTAAGTCTATCATCATATCAATATCCGTATCCTAATGGGTCTTCCCATCTTTCCTGTTTTTGTATTTTTCTTCTTTCATCATTAGCTCTATGTACTTCAGTAAGTAATTTGCTATCACTATAATATATAAAATTCATCAAATCTTTAGGCAGACATTTACCTCCGAATCCGAATAAGCCATCAAAACCTGGTACGGTTGTATGAGATTCACCTACTCTATCGTCTGCTATGACTGCTCTACTAATATTATACCAGTCTAAGCCTTTGTTTTCTGCAATATCATATAAGTCATTAAAGTAAGTCACCTTAAGAGCAAGGAAACAATTGATTGCATGTTTGACAAATGATGCTTCAGGTGCGGTCATATGTATAATTCTATCTGGTTTACCTTTAGCATAAGCAAATACCCTTTCAGCAAAGTATATGTTCTCTTTTGTACCACCAAATATTCTCATTTTAGGCCATGTTGCATCTTCTGTAGAATAGTTTTCTCTTAGGAATTCAGGTACATAACACATCTTATCATGTAGTTTCATAAGTCTTTCAATTCTATCTGGTAGTATGGTAGACTTTATGATTACTAAACCATCATACCAATCAAGCAGATCATTCAATACATCATATACATAATCTTCATGATTTGTAATAATCACAGCATCAGGGTCTTGCGTCGGGTCCATACAGTCTTCAAAAATATGCTTCATAGCATATCCAACAGTACCATCACCAAGTATTTTTACATTCATTTCTGTATACCTTCTAAATATTCTAATACTATCCAACTAGATGAGTTTACTTTCTCCATACCACCTACACCATCCTTAAATTCTACTCTTGGTTCGTCTATATACATATCATATTCAGGAATATTCTTCTTCTCTCTGTCACCACCATTACAGAATATTATCTTAGCTTTCTTATACTTCTCTAAGAGTACCTGTATTGCATCACCTGATGAACCGTCATCATCATCAAATTCAATGACTTCATCTACACATTTTAATTCTTGTATGACTGCCTTTCTTTCTTCGTATGGCATGAATGGTTTACCTTTCTTATTAGTCAACCAATCATCTGAATTGATACCAACCATAAGCTTATCACCCATCTTTCTGGCTGCCTTCATATATTTGATATGACCACTATGTAGTGGATCGAAACCACCTGTCACCAAAGCTATCTTCATTTCTTTTTATACCTCAAAGTTAGTCCAGTTTTATTACCTTTAAAATTATTAGTACAGTGTATTCTTCTATTATCAAATATAATTATACTATTTTCTTCGTAATTATATGTAGAACCTGATAAACCTTGCCAACACCATGATGGAAAGTGTTTTAAATGTGTTTCCCAAAATAACAAACTCATCTTCTCGTTTGTATGATTTGTAATACGATAATCAAATGGACAACCAGGCAATGCTTTGTTTACAGCATATTCTTTTACTGGATGTATCATCATCCAAGTCTTACTGTCATCTTCCCATAGCTGATCAAATATAACAAGCTTACCATTTTTATCTTCTGTATTATTTTCTAGTGGTATGACCATATTGATACTTTCTTTCCATTCTTTCTGGAAGTCTGTATGTGGGTAGAAAGGTTTTTCATGAGAATAATAATTACCTGATACATATACATAATCAGTACCTATAAGTTGTCTGATTCTTTCTTCTACTATATTCATGGTCTTATCACATACTGGAGCCTTCTTCATCTCTTCAGTATCATAACTTTCATGAGACCTGTATATGTCTAATAAAGCATTTCTTTCTTCATCGGAAAAAATATCAGATAGCTGTGTAGTTTGCATGTATATGTTTCCTAAGTTCTCTTATAATCTTATTAGCTCTTCTCTTATCATTCCAAATTCTATTTAGACCTGATGGATGAGGCATCTTATAATTATTTATGTTATTGCGCTTGCACCATTCATCAGCTAGATTACCTAGTGATATGATTACACTATAGTCCTTCACTGTTTCTGGCTTCAGTGTAGCATCTTTTAATTTTAAATCAGGTGCATGATAATCTACAAGATTATACCAGTCATATGATAGTATATGACAAGACTCCATCCAGTCTTTTACTTTCTTTAATGTGGTAGATTTTGCTGCGTCTACTTTACCAGGTGAATGACCAATAATTACTATTTGACTATTAGCCATTGCATTATTTTCTACAATTCGTAACGCTAGTAAGTTTTCTAATTAACATTAGTGCAGTCTCTTGTACCCATGAGTTTTCAGGGTTTCTTTCAGCCCATCTCTCAAGTTTCATTGCCGCTTCATGTGGGTCTTGAAGATACTTTGCTTGATACCATTTTTGGAATTCAGGTTCTTCTTTAAATAATGCTACTACATCAGGTGCAGGCATTTGATCTGATCTAATAACATCAGCATATAATTGAAATTCATCTTCTCTCATTAGTTTCTCCTCATATTAGCTATATCAATGGCTGCTTGTTTATCAATAACTGGTACTGCATTTGATTTATGCATCTGAGCAATACCTTTAACAAGCGTACCAGTATATTTGATAGGTTCTTTTTTAAATGCAGTGTATTTACCACTATTAAGTGATGGATATTCAGGACCTTTGTCTTTTGATAATGTGGGTAGTTTTGCTGTTGATTTGACAGTAGTCTTTGGTTTCCATTGACCACGTGTGTACAATAAGTAATCATCAAAAGATAATATTAAATCAGGCATGCGATTTGCTTTTGCCCATTTATTATGCTTTTTATGAGATTCTTTAAGAGAGGCTAGTTTAGCCTTTGTGTATTTTACCTTAGGTTTTTTGGTGTTGAGGCCAGGTGTACCTCTTACTAAATGCATTGTCATAGTATTATTATACTAGATTTTTAGATATTATTACCAAAATCCATTGGCTGGCTAGATAATAGGAAGTTTTCTTGAGTCATTATGGTACCACCATTATGTAAGAATATCTTTTTAAGAGCTTTTTGCTCCTGTGTCAGTGATACTGATGCTGGCATATAAACAGTCGCAGGAACACCACAGACTAATGCTAGGATGGCCAAACCATTTAAAGTACCATGATAATATCTACTATTCATCATCTTCTTGACCACTTCCTCGAGTGACGAGGATGTATCTGAGTCAAAGTTCCATGCAGTAGCTTCATTCTCTGACTTCCATTTAGCTATCATTTCAGCAGATACTCCCATACCATCACTATCATTTGCAAATTTAAAGCAATGTGTATAGTGGTCTTCTCCACTTCGATAGCGAGTTTTTAAATCTTTTCTTAAAGCTACCCACGATAGTGATTTATTACCACTTAAACCAAATTGTGATTGCCATATATCATATGTCTTCATTATTATATTTTTATCAGTGCCGTTAAAGCTTTGTACTTGCTCATAATTATATTGTACAAGGTTTTCAGTTAATTCACCTTCAGAATCTGCAGCATAAACAGCAGTACCATCTTCTAGTCCTAAAAATCTAGAATTAGGGTCTCCAGTTAATGGTGTATATGGCTCGAATACTAAGTTAGGTGCATTCATAAGATCTGAATCTAATATAGTCTTTACATCATCATATCTAAACCATATATTTCCCTGTGTATCAGAATCTGGATATAGTACTTCGATATGTGGGTTATATACACCTTCATCTCTTTCAGCTTTGGTTGGGTAATGTTCATTTATAAATGTCATACCTAATAATGTATGACCAAGACCAAAATTGTAGTGACCAGACATATCGGTTTTTGCATTACCAGCACGTCTTATGGCAAAACCTTTTTGTGGATTTCTCCAACCCATTTGAATCACTAAGTTATCTAATTTTCTCGTAGCCATTAATGTGTTGCCTCTACAAATTTTGCACCACTTCTTTTAGCTAATATTTTAAATACTTTCTTTTGTGATGTCCATACCATTCTCTTATTGATATGTATTGTTGTTGGTATATTCATTGCTAAAGCTAAGAATGATAAACCGCCAAGTGTACCATGAAACTCTCTACATTGTGCCATTCTTCTAACTACCTTATCTAACTTTGGTGCATCTAAATATTTGTTATGCCAATTCATAAAGTTAAATGTATCTTTACCTGCAAACATAATTTCTTCATATCTACTAGACATTTGTTTTGAACTATCAGAAGATGAGAAATGATAACCAATATCATAAATAGTATCATCTTTAACTAGTCTTTTCTTATATGCTGGAATTGGCAGACGCCAGTTTGAATCTAATAATCTTTGTGGACCTAATAATATACGAGCATCTTTAGTACCTCTATCTTCAGCCTTATATTCAAAAGATGTATTCTGCATTTCATAGTCAACTACATCTAGTGATGTTGATGTATTTGCTGATTTAGCTTTAGATTCAAAATCCCTACCACCTTCATTTTCATGTACATAAGTAATATATTCTATTGGTTCAAATGGTGGATGTCTTGTAAACACTTGATTTTCAAAGCATGAGCTGGTCTCATCTAGTCTCATCATAGTTTTACCATTATGTATTGGATGATATATGTTTACACCTCTTACCGCTGGATAAACTTCAATCCAACCAGCCACACAAATATCCCATGCAAGACCAAAATTAATCATTTCAGTATTATTAGTATCAAAATAAAGCGGTATGTCAAAATTGTATTTAACACGCTTCCAATCACCTAACAATTTGCTGTTAGCACCTATATAATCTTTGGAGAGACCATCTAATATACTCATAATATATTTATTACCTCTATAAATCTGTGAATGATCTAGTCTCGCAGAAGTAATTATAACTTATAAGTTGATTACCGTTTTCATCTTCTAAATGTTTGTCAAATAAGCCTATAGTAAGATTGACCTTATTCCATTTTATATACTCTCTACATTCATAGACAGAATTAAAATCTTTTCCAGGCCAATCAGTTTGCATTGTCATAGGAACATTCTCATATAGTAAAATGGCTGAAATTACTACAATTGTTTTCATCATTTCTGCCATCCTTTAATGACACTATCAGAGAAGTTATTATAACTAAATTCTAATCTGTCTACAAATTTTACAGCTTCACCTTTCTTAGAATTTATAGCTACAAAACCTTCTGGATTTGTCACCTTAAAACCTTTGCTTGTTTTAACAAATTGTTTTTGTTTATCTAACGATACAAGTTTCTTAATGATTTGTACTTTAGCCTGTGTAATTAAATCTACATATTCAAATGCAGCTTTTAAAATAGCAGCATTCTTACCAAGCTCAGATCTTAATTGTTTCTTTGCTGCTCTCTTAGAGTCTATTGCTTTGTCTGTCTTTAACTTACTGATTACCTTATCTTCATAGTACTTATCTACATACTCAATGTAGTCTTTTACAGGATTTTTTCTTGCTGTAGGTAATTGACCTTTTCTAATATTTGAGTTGATGAATGTTTTGATACCAGCACCAATAGCCGCTTGTGGTATCAAAGACATAATATCTCTGAGCTTATTAAATTTACCGACTTTAGCTTCTGCAGCACTTAATAATTTTTCTACCTTTGCTTTCTCTGAACTAGAGAAGGCTACATTAGCACCTTTAAAATAAGCATCATCCATCCATATACCACGATGACCTTTTAGTTTCTTGACATTTACACCAAATCTTGCTTTCATAGTTTGCAATGACTTACCAGAATAAGTTGTATGCCAAACAACACCTATATTTGCATTTCTGATTTGTTTACCTACTTCACTTTCAGCATCCCACGCATATACAATAGTATTAGGATGTGCAGTAATATATCTTTTACCATCAATAGTTTCATACTTCTGATCACCCTTAGTAAACATGAGATCACCTTGCAATACAACACCTTTAGGTATACCAATATTCTGAAACTCTCTATGAGCAATTGCTAGTTTTTTACCAGTCTTGAATTTAGAAGCATCTGCTGGTCCCTTGTATAATAGTGGAGTTTTATTAAAAGCTGATTTTGTAGATACAAAGAACTGACCATCAGAAGGGTCAATACCAGCAAAAATTGCAGGAGCTCCGTCCCATTTAATCGTAAGTGCAGTTTCACCTTCACCTACACCATCTAATACATTTCTGCATGATTGTATTGCGGCCATTGCACCAGCATCACCTCTCTCAAATATATCTTCATCAACATGTGTAAGATGTAGATTCTGCTCGCTGTTAGCCATTTCCAATAAGTATTCATTAACCGCCAAATTCATGTCCTGCAACTCTTTTCATTTGTTTTTTAAATTCTGCAAAGGATGGTTTATCTTTATATAGTTTTATACTGATCTCATCTCTATCCTTGCCCTTAATTCTCCACATTAGACCTTTGTTCTTATGTTCTGGCTTAGTAGTTTTTACTACACGTCTTTTATAACCAGCTTCCCATGACTCTGTACCTTCTGCAAAATCTTCAGACTTTTTGTTCTTATCTATCCATGATTGATAAGTCTTATGTGCTGCAGCTAAGTCTTTCTTTTTCTCTGGGTCTTTTGCATCTCTTGCGGCAAACTTTGCTCTTTGTGACATTGCAATCGCTGCCTGCATTTTATGTGCATCTGTCTTCCCTGAACCTTCAATCTTATTAAGACTTTGTTTTGCTTTTGCTGCATCAGTAAAACCAAGACCGTGTATAGTACCTTTAGGATTTTCATCAGTGTATAAATCACTATGCTTACTACTATTTGCTTTTTGACCAGGTTTTCTAGGTACTCTCTTACTGTCTTCACCAAATGTACCAAAACTAATTAACTCTCTATTTGAAATGATTTCAAAGAATGTTTTAGATTCTTTCTGATTAATTTTATTGTAGTTCTTCAACTCTACTTCTGACATTGTGGGTCTATATGTAAATACTCTTTCTAATGGATTCAACATAATTTGACCAGTAGTTCTCATTACACCTTTACCCTTATTGATTCTTATTGGATTCATTTGTGGGTCTTTTTCAGGTGCTACACCTAGAGCATTCAATAATGCTTGTGGATCCTGTGCTTTCTTAACTTCCTTTGTTGCTATCTTCAATCTGCTTTCAGATGATATTCTATCAGGCTTTTGATCAGGGTCTTTCATATCATATCCAGTCCATGGTAGTTCAATACCATGATTTGTTCTTACACATATATCAGATGGACTTATTTTCTTGACTATACTATGATATTTTTGATTTGGTTTTTCGTAGTTTGTATATGCTGATTCTATAAGATAGCATTCTTTACCATCTGTAATAAGAGTATTACCAGGAATCTGTGAATCTAATAATGATTTGATTGCACCTTTTACAGTCTTTTGATATAGTGCTCTTCTAATTCTTTGACCATCTGGTGATGTCCAGTTCTGAGAATCAGATGCTCTACCACCACCTTCTTTCTCATCTTTCTTTACCATTACTGAAGCAGAAACTATTGATAGACCTGTTTCGTTAAGGCCTTCACTATAACCTGTAGTGGTATCTCGCAGGAATAATCTTTCGATTCCTGATCTTTGTGACTGAACTAATTTTACCTCAGTTGGATAATTACGATCTCTATTCTTAACTAATATCCAACCGTGGCCTTTAAAGTGCTTTGCAGCAACTACACACATTTACTCACCGTTTAAACGAGTATTTACAGTGTCCCAATTAATAATATCAAATACAGAATCTATAAACGCTGCTCTATCATGACCGAAAGTATATGCATAGGCATGTTCCCAACAATCAATAATCATAGCAACATTATCTACAATTCTATAATTAGGTATTATATTCACATATCCTTGCATGTTCATAAATACCCATCCAGAACCTTGTAATCTAGAAGCTTGTTCTTGTACTTGCTTCTTAAAATTATTAAAGTTCCCATATCTTTGAGTTATGATATGTTCCGCTTTTCCAATAGGGACATTTGTATCTCTACGTTCCCTTAAATTTTCGAAGTACAACTTATGAAGATGTGCTCCGGCTTTATTAAATGCAAAATCACCAACACCTTGGTTGAAGTCATCTACAAGTTTTTTGTAGATCTTATTATAATGTATATCAAAACCAACTTCATTAATTGCTGGCTTTAATTGGCCAATATCGTGACCAAACTTCACGCATTCCAATGGTGACATACTCTACTCCGTTATCGCTTTAGCTTTTTCAGTTAGCTCTTTTGCTAGACTATTTAATTCTTTTACTTGTTCCTTTATGCTCTTTGCTTGCGATAATAGGTCTTCTTTTTGTTCTTTTGGAGTAGGTTCAGGGATAGGATCGGATACTAATCCAATATCAGGATATGCAGCATTTACTACATCAATTGTAATATTATACTTCTCATCTAACTTACCATCTTTAGCTAACACTATTACATTTGCTTCTTCAAGATCTAGTGCATCTAACATTTCAATAAAAAGATTTTCTCTTTTTAATTCTGGTAATTGTCTACCCTGTGCAGAGTCTACAAAATTAGGGAACATCTTTAAATAAGACCATAAAGCTTGTGGTGAATCACCATCTTTTCTTTCCTTATCAAAAGGTGGTTCACCTTCTGGTAGAAGAGACTTTATAGATCTATCAAAGTTCCATCTGAGTACATACTGTAGTGGTGTATGATTGCTATATTTAGTGTTGATTAAATCAACTTTTCTTTGTTTAGTAGTACATGAATCTAGTTCTTCTAGAATCTCGTATACTTGTGCATCTTGTGTTTTCATAATATCCTTTATATGTTTTTTCTTACCGTATCAAATGCTTTTTTAGCATCTGGTTTTTTAATTAATGATGGTAAACCTTTCTCAAAAGAATCGTAGTCATCATCTTTTGCGAACTGTCTCATCTTGCTTGCAGACATTCCAGATACACCTTCAGCGTCAGGGTCTCTTTCACCTGCAGATACTATAGTTATACTAGAATATGTGTAATCTTTTCCATTATATTTGTTTAAGAGTGTTTCAAATTCTGCTACTCTATCTGATCCTACCACCAATACCATATCATCATATTTCTTTTCAAGCTCTTTCATAAGCTCAATAATAGTTCTACTCTTATGATCTTGCACTATATTACCGAAAGCTTTCTTTGCAAGCTTCAGTTTATCTCTATATGGAAGTGGGTCTTTGGGTTTCTTGAATGTTTTTGTTAGATAAATGAAAGGCTTCCCTTTATGAATACGGGAAGCCTTTCTTACTTTGTTAACCAGTTTCTCATGACCTGCAGTTGGTGGGTTCATTCTGCCCCAAGTAATAACCGCTGTTGCCATAATTAACTACCTTTAGATTTTAAATTTAGCTGCTGGTGCATCTACTACTGTTCCAGCAAACTCAATATCTTGACCTTTATGCTGTTGGTTTGAAGTTGTATATTTCCAAGCTGCTGTACCGTCAAAACCTTGCCAGTTTCCTGATACCGGACGAATCTG